ATTATATTATATATATTAATATATATATATTAATTAATTAATAATTAATAGTATAACAGAACTTAATATAAAAGTCAAGTAGTTTCTTCACTGTTGTTCCAGAAACTTAATAACTATTTGTTTAATATATACATAGTTACTTCAAAACCAAATCTCATCTCAGTTGCTGATGGGGTTGTCCACATAATAGTCTCCTAGGTTAAGTTAATGTAAAGTTTTCACTCTACACTACTATTATACCCTAATGAATGAAAATAGTCTTCAGTAATATCATGAATCTATAGTAAGCGAGGTTTCGGTCGTTTCTCCGAAGCCGAGCTCCAAGAGTTCCCAGCCCTTAGGCTGGTCCACAAGGGTACCTCCTAGGCTCTCCCGAGACCCTAGTCGAGGGAACCCCTTAGGGTACTACCCAAAAATTATATCTAGGTACCTTCCCGTTCGTCTTATGGGGATACTTACATCCATCTCTCCTTCCTGTGGGACCCCTTTGTAATTTTATAAAAAAATAGTACGGGGCCTATATATATATATTTAATAAGTCTCATTTCCCCCTCCCCCTGCCCTGTGCGTTTAAACCTTTTATCAGTCCATTTTTAATCTATACTCCACCCTGATAAGTTTTACTTATCAAACATACCCCCATCATAAATAAATTTAAAGAGAGCCTAGCCCGCTAGGGCATAGCTTAACATCTGATTAAATATTAAGCAGTTAATTTAACTGAGTAATGATTTTAACATGTGATTAAATAGTAGGCACTTGTTAAGCAGGGTGTGAGTTAAGGTGTGCATATACCCTATATAATAAATCAATAACTTACGTTAACTTAAATATAACAAAATAATATAAAGAAATGTATTGACAAATAGAAATAAGGTATATATGATGATCTTACTTACTTGATTAATGGAGGGTTAAATTATGAAAAGCAAAGAGCAGGGAACTATGAGTTATTTAGATGACGCTTTAAAGAGTGATGAGTTATTTTATTCACTTGAAAGAATTGCCTCAGATGACGGGAAAGAAATCAAAGACTATACGCTTCTAGAAGTATTATCAGAAGCCCGTTATGTTTTATCCTGTTTTTATGAAGGCGGTCATGTAAATAATGAATGGCTTAATTCAGATGATATTTATGAGAAAAGAGAGGCGATTAAAGAGGTTAAGACGCTTAAATCATTCATTAACAAATATGAGAAGGCTATTTCACTGTAAGCGGACATTCTATAAATATTTATTAAAAAGGGGTTGACAAAATGAAATTATCGTATATTCTATGGTTTATAGTAAGTGCAATAAATTTTTATATGTTTTTAATTTTATGTTTATCATTCTAAAAAGGGGCTTAAAATGTTATTAAAAAAGATCGGTAATAATATGAATGAAATTTTATTAAATAATGGTGATCAAGTATTAATCAGTTATGAAACGCCAGTGGCGTGTATAAAAGAGGGTGAATTATATTATACTAATAAAAAATGGTCTCAAACGACTACAAAGCATATTAATAAGTGGTTTAAATTAAAAGGGTGGATTCTATCAAACCCAATTCATGAAGATCAAAGCTTTTTTAATAACTTAATCAAAGGGGTTTAATCATGATAAATACTAATATTAATTTTATGGGTTTTTATAACTCAATTCATTCTGATAATGTTGATCACGCTATTGAATGCTATTTTAGTGATGAGGACGGGAATTTTAATTATGATGATGTTGAAGATCAAATTGAATATGATGTCATTCATAACAATTACATGGAGTTTTTTTGTAATAAGTTTGAAGAGTGGGTCAAAAATAAGTACCCTTTGACGCCGTCTTTTTGTAATTTAAAGCTAATAAGCCCTAAATTTTACAATTATTCAACCGATGTTATTAATTGTGAAATGCAGGAATCCGATGTTATATCTATGATTAACTTTTTTAAAGACGATCAAGAGTTTTTATCATTCTTAAAAGATAGAACCAAGTCTTACGATGGTTATATATCTTTTTACACTTTCGAGAGTGCATTATCAAACAAAGACGATATTCTATCGGATTATATTTTAGAATTTTTAGTTCGAAAATTCGAGTTTGACGGCTTTGAATTGGATAATTATGAATTCATGAACTAACTAGTTTAATCTTAAAAAGCCTTGTTATAGGGCTTTTTAGGGCTTAAATTAAGTCATATTTTAATTTTATTGGGGGTTATATGTATCAATCTATTAATGAATATCAATTTAGAGACGCTTTTCGATCAATGGGGCGTGGTGATCAATTCACCTATGAGGGTTTAAATATCCTCTTTAATTGGTTAGAACAATATGAGGTGGATACTGGCGAAAGGGTGGAACTTGATGTTATCTCTTTATGTTGCGACTTTTCAGAGGATAGTGAAGACATAATTAGGGGGTCTTATGCTGACATGATGGACGAGGGCGAAGACATAGAGGACTTTTTAAATGATAACTCTTTGGTTATAGGTTCGCATGAAATGGACGGCGTGAAGTATTTTATTTACCAGCAATTTTAAGGGGGTAATGATGGACTTAAACGAGGGCTTTAGCACGAAGTATTTATTATTTAAAGCAACATATCAAAGCATGCTATATAAACTTATTAAACAAAAAGAGAGGGCTATAAAATGAACACTTATACAATAGAAAATGAAACGTGTATGGAATGCGACAAAAAGGGCGAAATGGTTTATAACGACTCTATAACAGCTATACATTGTCAAGCGTGTGGTACATGGTTTGATACTAACGGGGATATAATGCTAGATTCTGAAATCACTGAGGAAATATTAAAATGATTGAAATATTATATAAAAATTACCTTATAAATAATAGCTATAGTTTTTCAGGTAAAACAATGTATTACAATGTATGGAAACTGGACGAAGAGGGAAGCCCCTTTGATGTTTGGGGAGATTCTTTTAGATCTATTAAGCAAGCTAAAAACTTTATAAACATGGAGGTTACAAAATGAAAACTTTATATCATATCGAATCAGAAGTAGAAATAGACTTATCGCTTTTAGATGATGACGACATTATCGAGGAAGCTAACGAAAGGCAGTTATGCGTTTATGATGATGAGATGATGGCTATCTTTGAAAGTATATACCACGCAAAGGCTAATAATCAATGCTATGCTGAACTAGTTAATAAACTTATCGACAAAACTTTAGGGAGGATTTTATAATGTTAGCAATTCAAAGTATTGAGGATTTAAAAAATCATTGTGATGAGGAACCTTATAACGAATTTTATTTAAAATTAAATGGGGGTTGTAGGTCAACGAAAACCATTCAATATTTTAAAGATAACGATTATTGGTATATTTTAAATCATATTGATGACAGCGTTTCAGAGTATGAATCAACGCAGGACTTTAAGCAAAATGAACGCTTAATTTTCGAGGCTATGACTAAAAACGCATTCTTTAAAGATGGGGATTAAAAATGAAATCATTCAAAGCAAGGATTTACTATAATGGTTATTATGATATGAACATAGACGCACCCACGGAAGCACACGCACGAGACATTATCGAAGATATTGCACTTGATTATTCAGAAGATGTAAAGCTTTCTTATGATTTTGCAGATATTGACGAGATAGAGGTGTATAAACATGCTTGATAATGATGAACTAGACGACAGCACAGAATACTGTATTTATTGTTATGAAAAGAAGTATAGAAGCGGGTGCTGTGGTGAGAATCATTTCATGACAGGTAAACAAATAAAAGAAAATGAAAAGGATAAACAATGAAAACACGAGTTGAAATTGATCTAAAGACCATAAATCTATGGACGCTATTTGATGAACTAGAGGAAAGAAAAATCTATGTCACTAATGAAAACAATTTTAAAATAATTGAGCTTATGTATTCTATAAAATATGAAGATAACAACGCAAACATAGATAAACTTTTAAATAAACTTTTTAAATCTACTTTAGGGGTTAGTTTATGATATTAGATGTTGAACACGCAAACGCAGACCTAAATTGTATGGCTATGGCATTGTACGCAGAGGGTCATACAGCTAGTGATAAATCTAAAGAGAAAATTGCACAAGTGATATTAAATAGATTTAGAGAAGGTCATTTTGGAACTAATATTTGTGAGATTGTTTACAGTAATAAAAACGGATCATGGCAGTTTAATGGTGTAGAGGATATAGTAAAAGGTAATCACGAATTTCCAACGCTTGAAGACATGCTTAAAAGTAAACTTATAGCTCACAGGGTTTATTTTCACAAGATAGCTCCACCCCTCCCCTCGCACGTGTTATATTTTCATGATACAAGCATTAAAAATCCATTCAAACGAAAGCCCTATTGTAAGACTGACAATCTTATTTTCTATTAAAATCAAGGAGTTATACTATGGTTGCACTTATTATTGTTTTTGTGATAGGCTTTGGAATCGGTTATGTATTAGGAAACCGAGATTATAAAAAAGAAACTTATTTTGGAGATTATTAAATGAATAGTTTTAAAAAGTATCACATGGAAATATGTTTTTGGATTATGGCAGTATGTAGTATCACAGACACATTAACTAACATTGTAAAAGGATTATCATGAACTTATTTGAAGAACAAGCTAAAAAAGATATTGAAGAATATAAAACTAAACAAACTTATGTTGTATACGCAGAAGAAATTACAAAGAAGTCAGTTGTAGTTGAAGCGTCTAATATTACAGATGCTTATTTAAAAGCTATTAAAACACCTAAAGGATTATTTAGAGAAGAAGGCTATAAATCTTTTCATGTATTAGCTAGTGATATTAAAAGAATTGTGGTATAATGTTATTGGAGGATTAACTTTTTAATAGAAAGAAACTTATGAGATGTATTGCATGTAATGCTCTTTTATCTGATTATGAGGCTACACGGAAATCAGAATTAACGGGTGAATATGTAGATTTATGCAATCATTGTTATGTCGCAGTAAAAAGTGACATAGTAACAATTGAAAGAGAAGATTTAGCAACACCTGAAAACATGGAAGAAGATTGGGAAGACATTGAAGACATAAAAGATTGGAGTATAAATGAAAACACCTGATGCTTGGATGTATGAAGAGTGGGACAGTAATGGAAAGTTAAGAGCTAGTCATGTATATACCTTTTTACCTAGTGATTTAAAACAATCAATGAAGTTAAAAGATGTTCACCATGCAGAACTTACCCCTATGTATAAAGAAGAGAAGTTTAAGCAAGTGTTTAATAAAGATAATAAGTTTGACAGTAAAAAACTAACAGAGGCATTTTGTGGACTTTAGTCATGCAATCATAGATGACAATGGTGACATTATACGAAAGTATAGATGGAGTGCTAAAGAAGCTAAATGGCATAAAGATCAAGGTAAAACTGTCATTAAGTTAGAAGTAAAAGTAGTTAAGATAAATCAGTATCAACAAGCATTGGAGTTTGTCGGTGAGTCACTTTATTAAACATGAGAGATGTCCTAAATGCAGTCGCATGGGTAATGACAGGTCAGGTAATAACTTAGCTGTATATTCTGATAGTCATAAACACTGTTTTGCGTGTGGGTATTATGTTCGAGGTGATATTGTTGAAGCTTATAAACAAAAACAGGAGGTAAAAAAAGATGCTATATCTTATTTTGTTCGTAGTAATCATTTTAATCCTAAGGGATTAATTTATTTAAAGAAATATGGTCTTACAGATAAAGAAATACATGATAATTACTTTTGGTGTGATGATGGATTTTTAGTTTTTAATGGTGGTAAGTACCAAAACGCTAGGAATTTCAATGCAGTAGGTGTGAAATATATATCAAGAGGGTTGATTCGTGGTAATGAAAAGATATTTTTGCAGAATATGCAAAAAGATAATGTAGTTGTTGCAGAAGATGCAATTTCAGCAATAAAGATAGCTAGGACATGTAATAGTGTTCCTATACATAACTCTATAATACCCCTAGAACTCATTTTAAGGCTATCTAAGCAGTTTAAAAACCTTTTTATATGGCTAGATAGGGATAAAGCAAAAGAATCGTTTAAAGAGGCTAAGAAAGCGGAAATTTACTTTGATAAGGTAAATATCATATGGTCTGAGAAAGACCCTAAAGAGTATAGTGATATTGAGATTAAAAATTATTTAGAAAAGGATTGACATTTATTATGATTGAAACTATAATATTAAATTATATATTAAATAATAATATATATAATAGATATATTAATAATATTATAATAACTAACAAGGAACTTGTCAAGTTATTTTATTGTATTAAAGCATTACATGAACAAGAGTCTAAAGATTACACAGTAGATGATCTTGAGTTAAAGTTTTATGGTGACTACCCATATCTTAAAGATGTTGAGAAAGAAGCTTATACAGCTATCTTTGAGAAGCTTCGTAAGGTGGATACAGACCCAGCTCGTATTGAGGAGTATCTTGGAAAGCTAAGGGAAGCATCCTTTGCTCAACAGATTGCTCACTTGTCTCTAGAAGTTACAGAGGGTCGTAAAGACTTTCAAGACATCTTAGACCATGTGTCTAAAGTGGATATTAATAAACCAATGTCTGAGGAGTTTGAGTTTGTCTCTACTCGGCTGTCACAGATTTATCAGAACCAAGTTAAGACCAAGGGTCTTCGTTGGAGAATGAAGTGTCTTAACCTATCGTTAGGTTCTCTTCGTAAGGGTGACTTTGGATTTGTCTTTGCAAGACCTGAGACTGGTAAAACTACATTCTTGGCTAGTGAAGTGATGTATATGCTAGAGCAAGCAGAACGGCCTGTTCTTTGGATTAACAATGAGGAACAGGGTGGTAAGGTAATGCTACGATGTATGCAAGCATTCTTTGGCTTTGGTACACCTCAGTTGATTTCTGATATCGAGGGTAATGGTAAGAGGTTTTATCAATACACAGATAACAAGTTTAAGCTATTCGATCAAGCTATCATCCACAAGAATGAGATTGAAAGATTGTGTGAGTCCATTAAGCCTAGCCTCATTATCATTGATCAGATTGATAAGATCAGAGGGTTTGAGCAAGACCGTAATGACTTGATGTTAGGTAGTCTATACCAGTGGGCTCGTGAGTTGGCTAAAGAATATGCTCCTATCATTGCAGTGTGTCAAGCAGGGGGTGAGGGTGAAGGTGTTCGTTGGTTAGACATGGGTCATGTGGCTAATGCTAAGACATCTAAACAAGCAGAGGCCGACTGGATTCTTGGTATCGGTAAATCAAACGATGAAGGCATGGAATATATCCGCTATTTAAACATCAGTAAGAATAAGTTGGTCGGTGATGAAGATACTCTTCCTGATAGACGACATGGAAGAATGGAAGTTTTAATTCGTCCTGACATTGCTAGATATGAGGACATTTAATGAAACATTTTAAAAAAGTAGGTGAATTTAATCCTGAATTAATTAAAAAAGAACTTGAAGCTACTCCATTATGGAACTGGCTTAATTTAAGGAGAATGGCTTACCAATCACAACACAATTATGTTGATGATATTGTTTTAAGATTTCAACCTGTTCAAGGTAAGTTTATTATGTCTGACTTTATGGATAGTGAAGAAATGGCCGATTACTTTGTTCAGAACTATTTACCCTATACTATGAATTTTATTAACACATTGACAAATGGAAAGAAAATTGGTAGAATAGTAATAGCTAAATTAAAAGCAGGTGGTATAATTAATGATCATATTGATGAAGGTGATTATCATAAAAATTATTTGAGATATCATTTAGTAATTGACACAAACGATAAAGTAATATTTACTTGTGAAGATGAAAAACAATTTATGCCTCAAGGCACAATATGGTGGTTTAATAACCGAGTGACTCATAATGTCTATAATGATGGTGATACAGATAGAACTCACATTGTGGTGGACATTAGAAAATGAACGAACTTATATTAGATGTAGAAACAACGATTAGTAGTAAAGGCAATCCATTTGATGAGAGGAATAAACTTTGTTATGTTGGACTCTATAATAATACTATTTGTGACTTGGTTGATATTGATTACAGTGGAACTCCTTACCGAGAACGACTTGCCTCTATACAAGGACGGATTGATAGCCACTCTATTCTTGTTGGCTTTAACATTAAATTTGATTTGCACTGGATAAGAAACTATGGAATCAATTTTATGGATAAGCGTATTTGGGACTGTCAGTTGGTACATTTCATACTTACGAACCAACAACATCCCTATCCAAGTCTTAATAGTGTCGCTGAGTACTATGGTTTGGGTAGTAAGCTTGATGTTGTGTCTACTGAGTATTGGAGCAACAATATTGACACCCCTGACGTACCTAAAGACATTCTTGAGCAGTATTTAAAACAAGACTTAGAACTTACTTATCAAGTGTATTTGAAGCAGAAAGAAGAAGTAGATAAACTTCCTGAAGCTAGACAAAGATTAATCAGTTTACACAATCAGGACTTATTAATATTAGAGGAGATGGAATATAATGGATTACTCTTTGATGAAAGCAAGAGCTTGGAGCTTGCAGAAGAATTGGATAAGAAAATTAAAGGTATTGACTTTGAACTCGCTAAAGCTTGTTCTATTGACGGCTTTAATTTTAATAGTAAAGATCATCTTAGCACTTTACTATATGGTGGACGCTTGGTTATACCTAAAAAAGAAATCATTGGCAATTATAAAACGGGTGAAAGAAAAGGGCAAGAAAAAGAAGGATGGGTGGACTATACCCATGACCTTCCTAGATTAATAGAACCATTAAAAGGGAGTGAATTAAAAAAAGATGGATACTTTAGCACAGACGAACAAACTCTCAGAAGTCTCAAAGGTACAAAGGAGAGTAAAGAAATTATTAAGCTCATACTTGAAAGGAATGTCTTGGAAAAGCGTAAAGGAACTTACTATATCGGACTCCCAGAGTTACGAGCTACTCAAGGTTGGATTCAAGGCAGATTATACGGTCAACTCAATCAATGTGTCGTTAGAACAGGTCGTTTATCTTCCTCGAAGCCGAATTTACAAAACTTCGACTCGGAAATAAAAGAGTTATTCTATAGTAGATATGGAGGATAATTATGAGTAGCAGTAGTGGTAGACTAAATGGTTTAAAAGTAGTTAGAGAACATCAATCAGATTCTTATGAACATATTGAAGAAGTAATTAAAAGAGAAGCTTTAAAAGTAGAAGAAGCACAGCAAGGTTGGTTAGTACAAGCTAAGAATAAAAGCTTTTATTGGATAACACCTTATAAATTATGGAAACCAAAAGGACAAAGAGGTAAAAATTGGTATCATTATAAAACAATAGAAGATTTATTTGAAAGATATTTGAATGTTGATAGAGATGCTAGATTTAAAAAGGAGACTAATATGAAAGTAGTAAAGCCAGCAATTAAGAAACGAGATGGAACAATTGTAAAAGCAAAGAACAAAGACCAAAGCCACGCTGATATTGGTGTATCTGGTCAACATGGATTTATATTGTCAGATGGAACATTTGCTGATAGAGAGAAAGCTGCTGATGTAGCAAGAGAAGCAGGACAAGTAACAAGTGTTAAGAAACTTCATAGCCATCATTTAAGAAAGGGAAAGAAATGAGTGACGATTTAACAACAGAAGAATATTATGCAGAAGAACAGCAAGCACAAGAAGAAGCTTATTACTTTCACACTATTAAAGAGTTTGAAGCAATTACTAAAGCCTTTGGTGCTAATCATGTTGTTCAAGATTTAGATAAAGAAACACTTGTACGACTTAAGACAGAGTTAAATAAGTTTAAGTTTACAGGTGAAGCTTAATGCTTATTCAGGGGGATGCTTCAGCTTTAGAGTGGCGATGTGCTGCTTTTTTGAGTCAAGACCCAGTAGCATTAGAGGAGATAAAGAACAATGTCGACCAACACACTGATAATCAAGATCGTTTTGGTTTGCCTAGCCGTCTTATTGCTAAGACATTTGTTTTCCGTCTTATTTATGGAGGATCAGCTTACTCCTACGCTAATGATGCTAACTTTGCTGATGTAAGTAAGTCAGAGAAATTCTGGCAGAAAGTTATAGATGAATTTTACACAAAGTATAAAGGATTACATAAGTGGCATACTAAACTTATGCAAGAAGCAACAACGACAGGAATGGTCAAGTTACCCACGGGGAGAGTCTATCAATATAAGTCCGAGGATAGACGAGGCGAGAAAGTGTGGCCTCGTACCACAATTCTCAACTACCCAGTACAAGGATTAGGGGCTGACTTGATGTCAATAGCTAGAGTATCTTTACATAACCGAATGAGGAAACTTAACTATGAAAATGCGAAACTTGTCAATACGGTTCATGATAGTATTATCATTGATTGTGATGATAGTCATACTGATATTTTAGCTAAAATGATGTTAGATGTGTTTGAGGATGTACCTAGCAACTTTAAGAAATTGTTTGGTACTGAGTTTAATTTACCTATGAAGGCAGAAGTACAGGTAGGTAAAAACTGGAAAAATATGGAGGTGTGGAATGGCTAGAAAAGTAACATTAGATGTGATTAGTATTAAAGATAATAAAGATGGTTCTTGTGATGTTAGGATAGATGCTAATGATGAAGGTAAAAGACTTCTCATGGAAGCAGGATTTATAAAAATATTAACAGACTTTATGGATAAAGAAAAAAATAAGTTATCATGGTGGGAACGATTTAAACTAGCTTGGAGGACAGCAAAATAATGGCTAAATATAAATTAAAAATGCAAGAAGGTGACTTTGTAAATACATTAGAATTTGAAGCTGATGGATTAGAAGATGTAGTAGCTAATATGGAAATCTTTTTAAAAGGGAATGGTTTTTTCTTTGATGGTATATTAGATGTACATACAGGAACACCAGAAACAAATGCTATGCACGGAACTATGGTTAAAATGCAATATAGAGAAAGAGATTTTGATGACATCATCACCGATAGCGATCAATTAGATATGGAAATCAAAGATGATCCTATTTAGCCCTTATAGAATTAATGGAAAGCTCTTATTAAAACGCTTTCGCAAGGTGCGTGGTTCAGATAAGCGTAAAAGAATAGATCAAGAAATAAGAAAGTTAAGAAAAATGTGGTGGCATTTTAAAACAAGATGGGATAGTTGACATTTTGTGTATTTGTGGTATAATATTATAGTAACAATAGAAAAGGAGAAAGTATGTTAATTACATTAGTAGATGTTTCAACCCCGCAGGTCACTAAGACTGCTAAGGGTCAATATCAAGCAATTGAGGTAAGTTATAAAAACGAGCAAGGTCAGATTCAAGGTAAGAAACTTATGTCTTTTAGTAACCCTACAGTCTTTAAGGCTATTCAGGAGTTTGCTAAAGGGGATGTTCTTAGCGTTGAAGCTAGTAAAGATGATCAAGGCTATTGGCAATGGAAGTCTGTACAAAAGTCTGATGGTACAGAACCTGTTAAAACTTCAGCACCTGCAGCATCTGGTGGTCGAGTTACAGGAAGTAATTATGAAACACCTGAAGAAAGAGCTAAACGACAAGTTTATATTGTTCGTCAAAGTTCAATCTCAAGTGCTATTGACTTACTTAAATCCAATGGTAATGATGTAAAAGTAGAGAATGTACTATCAGTCGCTAAGCAATTAGAAGCTTTTGTGTTTGGTAACGAATCTTCTGATACACCTAGCTAATGACAACGGCACTTTTAGATGGTGATATATTTGCATTTAGAGTAGCTTGTACTACAGAGAATGATGCTGATGGTATTGCCATCTATCGTGTTAATGAAATGATTGAACAGTGTTTGGCTGAGGTGGATGCAGATGAGTATAAAATATTCTTAACCTCCAAAGATAATTTCCGTAAAAAGATTTATCCTGAATATAAAGCTAATCGTAAAACTCCACCCCCTAAACATTTAATATTTTTAAAGGATTATTTAATCAATGATTGGAATGCTATTGAAGCACATGGAATGGAAGCTGATGACTATTTGGCTATACATCAGAATGACGATACTGTCATTTGCTCTATCGACAAGGATCTATTACAAGTTGCTGGTAAACACTATAACTTTGTCAAGAAACAAGCAAGTGAAGTGGAAGAATTTGAAGGGCTAAAAAGATTTTATTTACAACTTTTAACAGGTGATAATTCAGATAACATCAAAGGTATTGAAGGAATTGGACCTGTTAAGGGAAGTAAAGCTCTTATGTTTTGTGAGACAGAAAAAGAAATGTTTGATGTGGTTCGTGGTATGTACAACAATGATGACTGGTTATTAATGAATGGCCGTTGTCTATGGATATTAAGAAGTCTAGATGATGACTGGACTAAACACTATGAAAGGTTACTAAATGAGCAAAGGTAATTCACCAGCATTCCCATGTCAAGATAATAAGAAGCAAATCTGGACAGGTATGAACCTTAGGGACTACTTTGCATTGGAAGCTATGAGTGCCATTATAGAGTCTGCTGCTATGGTTAAATTAGATGAAGTTCCTAAAAAAGCTTACAAATTAGCTGATATGATGCTTGAAGAACGTGAGAACTACAAGTAATGGATTGGACTGAAGGAAGACGAAAATCATTTATAACAAGTGTATTAAGAAGTGGTTATCGAAGATGGCCTCCCAAATATGAAACCCTTAAACAAGCACAGTCAGGAAAGAAAGAGAATGCAAAGACTAAACGAATTGCAATGCACTACACATGCAATTCCTGTAAAGAAGACTACCCTGCTAAAGAAGTTCAAGTTGATCATATTGAACCTGTTGTCGATTCTAAGGGGTTTAGTACTTGGGATCTATTTATTGAGAGGTTGTATTGTGAAAAAGAAAACCTCCAAGTCTTATGTAAATCGTGCCATTCAGAGAAAACATTAATAGAAAAGAAAGAGAGAACAGGTGCAAGTAAAAAGCCTAAAGCAAGTAGAAAACGATAAGTTTGATCTTATCTTAGAAGTTAATGAAGAAGAGGCTAATTTCTTTACACAAATAGCTCTAGACTACCTTGTAAACACTATAAGAATTATTAGAGAGAATAAAGACGCTGACAGAGATATACTTAGTCAAATACCTGATGAGGAGTTTATTAGGGCATGAGTAGGAATGAAATAACTGGAGATCGACTTATAAACAAAACCCTTACTAAAGAAGGCGAAGAGAATTGGGATATGATATTTGGTAAGAAGGTAGAGAGTCCTTGTATTAGTGTTTGTAAATTAATTAATGAGGTATGTAAAGGTTGTAAAAGAACTACCGAAGAAGTAACAGAATGGTATAATTATAGTAATAAACAAAAACAACAAGTACTAGATAGAATTAAGGAGTTAAAATGAGTAAAATATTATTATTAGATATTGAAATGGCTCCGAATGTAGCACATGTATGGGGTATTTGGGATCAGAACATTGGTATCAATCAACTAAGAGAAAGTTCTTATGTCATGTGTTTTGCTGCAAAATGGCTAGGTGATAAAAAGATGATGTTTGACTCTGTTAAAAAGAGTGGTGACAAGAAAATGTTAGCTGGCATACATAAGCTTCTTGACGAAGCGGATGCGGTCATCCACTATAATGGGAAGCGGTTTGATATACCATCACTTAATAAAGAGTTTTTATTGCATGGTATGTTTCCTCCAGCACCTTTTAAAGAGATTGACTTATTGACAGTTGCTAAAGGTAGATTTAGATTTGTATCTAATAAACTAGACTATGTAGCACAGTCATTAGGTTTAGGTAAGAAAACAGAGCACAGTGGTCATGAGTTATGGGTACAATGTATGGCAGGTGTTCCAAAAGCATGGAAGCTTATGGAGGAGTATAATAAGAATGACGTAATCCTTTTAGAAGCCGTGTATGAACGCTTTAAGCCATGGATTAAGAATCATCTTAATCACAATATTATTGATGGTACTACTGAATGTTGTCCTACATGTAAGTCTTCTAACATACAAAAAAGAGGCTTTAACATTACAACAACAAGTAAGTATCAAAGATATCAATGTAGAGCCTGTGGTAATTGGTTTAGAGATGGTACAAATCTTAAACCTAAAGGGTCGCAAAAGCTTGTCAATATTTAGGAGACTTTATGAAAGATCATGATATACCTGTGTGGGATTTAGTAAGAGCTGATATTGACTTTAGAGATAGAGTTGGTACCAAAACTTATAAAAGACCTTTAACACCTTTTAATGGTAAAGATGCTTTATGGGAAGCCTATGAAGAAGCTTTAGATTTAGTAGTCTATTTAAGACAATTTATATATGAACAAGATATTAATAAAGGTTATAGTCCTGAACCTAATAAAAATAAAACTGAAAGCGTAGGAAATTAAGATGTTGACTTTAGAAGAGCTTAAACAAAAGCTTGCCGAACGACTAGATGAAATTACTCTTCTAGAGTTGCTAAGTATTAATTCCTATGATATAGTGGAAAGGTTTGAAGACTTTATTGAAAACAATTACGATAGACTAATGAAAGAAATTGAAGATGAATACGACATTAACGAATTACAGTAAATTTATACATAAGAGTCGCTATGCTAGATACATAGATGACCAAGGAAGAAGAGAGTCTTGGGAGGAAACTGTTGATCGTTTAATCTCTTATCTAAAGACTAAAACAGAATCTAAATCAATACCTTGGGAAGATTTACAAAAGTCAATTATTAACTTAGAAGTAATGCCTTCTATGCGTCTATTAATGACTGCTGGTGATGCTGTAGAACGAGATAACATTGCAGCTTATAACTGTTCTTATCTTGCTATAAATAATAAGAGAGCATTTTCTGAAGCTCTTTACATACTAATGAATGGTACTGGTGTTGGATTCTCATGTGAAAGACAAGAGATTGACAAACTACCTATTATACCTAGTTCCTTTAAGGAGGTTGACGATGTCATTGTGGTCGGAGATAGTAAATTGGGTTGGGCAAAAGCATTCAAGAAGTTATTGTCCAGTTTGTGGGAAGGAGATGTCCCTAAAATCGATTACTCTAAGGTCAGGCCGTCGGGTGCGAGACTCAAAACTTTCGGAGGCAGGGCTTCGGGTCCAGATCCATTGCGAAAACTGTTTAATTTCACGGTGGCAACATGCAAGGAAGCTGCGGGACGTAAGTTAAACTCTTTAGAAGTACATGATATTATGTGTATGATTGGTGAGATTGTGGTAGTAGGTGGTGTAAGACGATCTGCCTTAATCTCATTATCTAACTTAACAGATAAAAGGATGAGAGATGCAAAAACAGGGGCATGGTATAACGATTTCCCTTACAGAGGACTTGCCAACAACAGTGTGGCCTATACTGAACGACCCGATAGTGAAACTTTCATGGAAGAATGGCTCGCTTTGGTTAAATCAAAGTCAGGTGAACGAGGAATATTTAATCGTATTGCTTCTCAGAGTCAAGCAGGAAGATGGGGCAGAAGAGATACAACTCTCAGCTACGGAACCAATCCATGTTCAGAAATTATCCTCCGTGATAAACAGTTCTGCAATCTTACGGAAGTGGTTGTACGGGCTAACGATACCGAATCTACCTTGGCTCACAAGGTGTCCCTTGCAACAATACTCGGTACGCTTCAATCCACCCTCACCAGCTTCCAATTTCTAAGTGAAGAGTGGAAAAAGAATACTGAAGAAGAACGATTATTAGGTGTTTCATTAACAGGTATTATGGATTGTAAAGTAACTAATACTCCTGATCCTAAAATGTTAGAAAGGTTAAGAGATGCAGCAAGAAAAACAAACGAAGAACTTTCTAAAGAACTTGGTATTCCTCCTTCTGCTTCTATCACTTGTGTTAAGCCTTCAGGTACAGTCAGCCAGTTGGTGGACAGTGCTAGTGGCATTCATGCTAGACACAATACTTTTTACATTAGAAGGGTTCGAATTGATAAAAAGGATCCTGTATACTCGTTCCTCAAGGAAAAAGGTTTCCCAGTGGAAGACGAAGTCTTTAGGCCAGATTCGACAGCTGTATTCTCGTTTCCGATGAAAGCACCTAAGGGAGCTATCACTAGAAATGATATGACTGCCTTAGAGCAATTAGAATTATGGTTAGTGTATCAAAGACATTGGTGTGAACATAAACCATCAGTGACTATTACAGTGACAGATAATGAGTGGCCTGAAGTGGGTGCATGGGTATGGAAATACTTTGATGAGGTTAGTGGTATTAGTTTCTTACCCCACTCAAACCATACATATCAACAAGCACCTTATGAGGATATAACAGAAGAGCAATATAAAGAATTAGCATCTAATATGCCAGGTGATATCAATTGGGAAGATCTGGTTGAAAAGGATGATAATACCGAGGGAAGCCAAACCCTAGCTTGTGTTGGCGGAACATGTGAGATATAATGCACGTTTCTATTAGGCCAATTTGTGGTGTAGGAGTAGGATTTGAGATACTTGAGGCTAAGTATATTCCTGAACTAGATGATGATGGGGTTTACTTAGTATTAGAGCTTCTCTTATTTAGAGTAGTAGTAAATTTAAACTGAGAAAAAGGAGAACTAATGAATTACAATCAAGTGCAATTAAATAAAGTGGATAATGGTTTTATTGTGAGTACAACTAAGATTGATGTATTGACACAAAAACCTGATCAGAAAGTAGCAATCTTTGCTACATTTGATGAAGTAGTTACTTACCTTAAGGGGTAGTACAAATTAGAAAGGGGCTTAAATGCCCCTTTTCTTATTCTTCTTTATATATAGTTAATGTTGCTTTACCTGCTTCTTTTAACTTCTCAAAGAATGGCTCAAAAGCAAATTTAGAGTTACCTACAAAGTCTTTACCCGCCCATGTAGTACCTAATAATATACATCCCTCAGTATCGTGAGAAGTATTACCAGTATGAATCCGTATACCTTCAAATCCAGGTACGTCTAGGACATGAGGCATAGGCCTACCAAAACGAGTAGAAATATCGATAATGACACTATAAATGCCATAAGGAATAGCTGTTTCATTCTGAACCTTTTCTCCTTCCCTTACTTTATCTTCTAAAGTAAAACAATGATAAATACCATCTATGTAAAGTTTACCGATAGTATAAGTAGTACCAAATTCAAATCTTCTAAGTTTTATATCCATTAAGTTGCCTGTGTTTGTGCTGTTAAGATACCATTAGTAAATGTCATACTACCCTGTGTCCCTAAAGCAGTTAAAGCAGCTGTAGTAATAGTAGCTGTAATACCTGTATTCTGAGTAGCCATAGTACCTAACCCTAGGTTAGTTCTAGCAGTAGAAGCACTAGCTAAGTCTGATAAATTATTTGTACGATAAGCATAAGTTGTATCTGTACCCGTTGTAGAATATGAAGTAGTATTCTGTGCTGCCATGGTTCCTAATGTAGGAGTACCTGTTAATACTGAATAAGGTATTGTAGTAGAGGCAGTCATAACACTTGAACCATTACCATAAACATAGCCTGTTAAGGTAGTAGCCCCAGTACCTCCATTAGGTACAGTAAAAGGTACTGAAGGGAAACTAGATACAGTTGCATATTGAACAGCACTTAAATGATAATATTGATTAGATATACCACCTTGAATGTCTTGTAAAGCATTATGTTGACGAGTTACAATATCTCGAAGATTAGAACCAGTAAAATCAATGCTGGACCAAGCAATAGATGCTTGCTGAACAAGTAACTGAGAAACTTTAAAAAACCAATCTCGCCAGACGAAAACATCGGTGATAGGGTTATTAGGTATTGGAGGTAATTGAACAGCCATTAGTCTTCAGACTCTTCTTTTTTTTCATAGATAAAGTCAGTGCAGTAGCCATACTTTTGAAGTTTAGGAAGTTCTTTTTCAAGTCTTTCTCCTATATCATCTCTAACGATTAAGCTATTAGGTACATTTATTTTATCAATAACTTCATAAGCTTTTTTAGATGCAGTGCATACATCATTACCAGTTCCTGTAGCCACAAGAATGTAATCCCCAGCTGAAACAATATGATCCTCAGTAACAATTTCATTACCTTTCATAATAGGAGCTTTCCCCCTCATAACTTCACATAAGTGTACATCTTCCATAATATCTTCTAAACCATAAATAGGATAACCTGTAGGGTCACGACCAGTTGATTTAGTAAATGGAAAATCAGGGATAGCTGCAACAATACCTACCGCTGTTTTATTTGTTGTTCTTAATGTATCTTTACCATTAATTAAATCTAGCATCCATGCCACTGGATCTGATTTGTGTAGGGCTGTTTGAATATTAAATAAAGGCCAACCAGGACGAGTAGTCCATTCTAAAGGTCTAGGTGATCCCTTATCATCAATAATGAATGCAAGATCAACATAACCTGTATAATTATGATAAACAAGGAAGTCTTCACATTTCTTTAAGGTTTCATTGAATAGATTAGATTCTTTAACATACTTAAGAACTGTACCCATTTCACCAGTATTTACACCAAAGTTAGAAGGCATAAGTTTCTTAAATTCAAAGTTTTCTGTAATATGATCTGTAAATCCATTACGTCCAATCCAACAACCTACAGCTACTTCAATACCAGGCACAAACTCTTGCATGATGAAAGGCATCTTACATTTACTTTTAGATTTCCATCTTTCAAGCATAAATATCATGTCTGCTGCTGATTTAGCTACATAGCTTAAAGCTTTATCTGCATCACCAGAAGGTTTAGATACATATCTTACAGGGTTATTTTTAACATACTCAATAGCATCATTATAGTCTTTAAATGTTTGAGAAGGGATGACATCCATACCAGCTTTTTTTAAGATGTCTTGACCAAAACCTCTATCTAATTCTAAATCAGATGTTAAGTCATTAGCACCTAAGATAGGATACCCTTGTTTATGGTATTTCTCTAATTCCCTCATCTGATAAGCATTATCTGATAAAACAATGATATCAGCCCAGTTCATATGTAATTGCCAGTTATAGACTCTAGGAATGAGTCCTTGACCTATTTTAGAGTCATCATGACCAGGTACTTTTCTTATCCATTGTTTGACTTCATGACCTGCTTCTTGACATCTTAAAGCAAAGTCAACAAAGGCACCTGCTGGATCAATTAGTAATACTTTCATTATTGTCCTTCTGAAGTAAATGGTTTAGATACTTGACCTGCAATAACAGGAGCTAGTCCATTAGCTATAATGTTTCTCATAAGTATTGCTCTTTTTTGAGCACCGATTGCTGCAGGTAAAGATTGAATCTTATCATAAATAGCTGTAAGTTCAGTTTGACTCATAGCTTTTGTTTCTTGTAAGATAGGTCTAAGTCTTTGCCACTCTTTAGTAATCTTCATAGGATCTAAAGTAGAAGGTTTAGTTTCATCAATAATATTATAGAAATGTTTATTGACAGCTTTAGCTAAATCCTCTTTACCAGTAGGACTTTGCATAATATTTTGAATAGCAGACTTTAATCCCATTTTAGCATCATTACCATAGATAGCTTTATTTTCAAAGCCATGTTGAACTAATGTAGGAATACTATCAAGACCTTCAGCTATCTTCTCAGCATTAACAGCTTTATCAAAATAGTTATATTTACTCATTTGAGTAATCTCACCAGTTTGAGGATTCTTATATTCAAACTTAGGTAGTTTCTCTTTCATAAAATTCTCAAAAGCTTGTCTAGTATCTGAACTAAGAACTTGATCAGTAACTCTATTAGCCTTAGGATTAAAAGGACCACCATGCTTCATGTAGTTTACAATGTCAGCATTAGCTTTTTCAGATAGGTTAGGTTTAGCACGATTTTCTAAGATTCTCTTAATACTAGCAATCTCTTCTGGTTTAGCACCAGAGGCTGTTAATTGTCTTGATAAATCAGACATATTAATTGTAAGGTTTTGAGTGTCTTTATAGATGTTTTTAACAATACTCTCAGATACTTTTTTAGCAGGATCTAATTCCATACCAAGTTTAGTAGCTTCATTAGAAAGAACTTTACGAATTGCTTCTGAATGAGCAATAGTACCCATACCTTCAAAAGTATCTTTACCAAACATAGCTTCTTTAGCAGCTAGGGTAGCTTTAATTTCAGTTGAAGACTCTGGGAAGAATTTAGATGCCCATTTAATAGCACTAGGCATTGTAAGTGCACCTAAGGGAGTAGAAGATAATTTCTTAATAGTACCATAACCACCACCAGTTAAAAGTTCAGCTGTAATAGCAGCACCTTCAGAACCACCAGATGATCTAATAGCCTCTCCAACACCAGCAGAAAAAGCACCAATAGCACCAGCTGCTAATAAAGATAATCCACCTGTTTCAGGAGCTAATCCCCAAGCCAACCCAGTACCAATAGCTCCACCAACACCAACGGGTAAGAAACTAAATTGTCTAGATTCACCTTCTTTAGATAAATAATCAGTTACTTTACTTAAACCAAGTTTTTCAGCCCCCTTAGCATAACCTTGAGTAGCTTTTTGAATCATATTTGCAGCTGTTTGTAATCCACCAAGTTGAGTTGGTTTAGTAGGAGTGGTTTGTATAGGAGTAGAAGGTTTACCACTAGTATCAGTATCAAAAGCTTTTCTAACCTCAGCTATTTGATCTTTATTCTTAATACGAGGTTCTACTACATCTTTGAAATACTGATCACGAGCAGCATTCTTTTGATCTTCAGGAAGTTTTTGGAAGTCTGGGTTTTGAGCTACTTCATCCCAAGTAGGAGCTGGTTTATAATTCTCATTGACTTTTTCAACATAGTTTTTAGTTTCAGTTGGAAGATGATCTTTCCAGTTATCACCATGTTTTTCAATAAGTTTATCTACAGCACCTGGTCCAGCATTATAGGCAGCAGCAGCCTTTTCAGGACTACCACTGTATTTGTTGTAGAGAGCTGATAAGTAATCTTTACCAAATCTCATAAATTCTTGAGGTGACTTGTCCTTCATTGGTTGAACACCAAATCCAGGATCTTTTTGAGTAGAAGGTATTACTTGAGTAGCACCTTCAGCACCTTTAGGGGATGTTAAAATATCACCAGAAGTATCATATTGCTTACCTCCTGATTCTATATTAACTACTGTTTTAAATAAGTCATCTGGTACATAACTATCAATAGTATCATCCATTATCTTTTCCAACCAAATTGTTTACCATAGTCAATTTGACCTGCTTGATTAGTACTTACTGGTTTAGTTGTATTTGTAGTTTCTTTTGGAGTCTTTTCAGCAAATGATCTACCTTGATCCCTTAACCAAGTTTGAAAACCTTTAAGGTTAGCTTTTTCAAAATGATCTTTAGCATACTCTTTGTAATCTAATACATCATTTTGGTTGAATGGAATAAGTTTATTCCAGTCTTGATATGCTCTAGCAATACCTTCTCTTTGAGCAGCATTAAATGAAGTATTTTCAGATGCACCCATTAAACCTGATTTAATAATGTTAGCTGCTTCACCAACTTTTTGTAGTTTAGTCATTTCATCTTGACCAGGTTGAGAAGTAATAGAAGCATCTAGAGCATTAATCTGAGCAGCACCACCACCTTGACCATACCCTGCAGTTTCAAGACTAGAAGCCATACGAGCTAATGGTTTCATAAGAGCTGTATAAGATTGTTTAGAAGGATCAGTAATCTTAAGACCAAGTTGTTTACCAATAGCACCAACCCATGTATTGTCTTTTAAATTACCAAACATACCCGCTTCACCTAAACCGTCATTTTTAATAGATTGATTAATAGACTTAGCAAAGCCTGAGATTTCTTCAGCCATTGTTGCTACCTGAGAATTACGGCCAACTTGATAAGCAGCTGGTTTAGTCATAGGTTGATTTAAGTTTCCAATGAGACGTTTTTCTTTATCATCTTTAGGAACAATTTCTTCACCAGATGTACCTTTAAATACATTACTGTCACTAGAACCAATAGAAGTGTTAGGAACAGATACACCTTGTTTAGATTCTCTATTAGAAATTTCAGATAGTTGATTTTTAATTTGAGATTGCTTATTAGCATCCAATAAACTCATACCATAAGTATTAGCAAACTTCTGAAGTTCAGGTGAGAAGATATCTGTACGAATTTGTTTAAGAGCTGGTTTACCAGTGTTAGGATCCATTTGAGGTTTACCATCTTGACCCATTATAGGTACTTGAATAACTGGGGGAATATTTATATTCTTAGATCTAAGTTGCATCATACCAATATCTAAACTTTGTTGATCATTAATATTTAATAATACACCAGAGACTTCTTCACGCTTTTTATCCATTAAAGCTTGATCATCTTTTCTTCTAGTATTAAGCTTAGTAATTTCTTGGTCAGCTTGATTAGCAAGCTTCATACCTAAATCAAGAGTAGCTCTATTACCTTGTAGGTTCTTAGCAAAAGTAAGTTGTGCATTAAGCTTTTGTTCTTCTTGATCATAGTTTTTTAATGTTTGACCAAGTTGTACAAAGTCTTGTTGATCTGCTTGTTTTTGATCAGTAGGTTGTTGGAATCCTTTAGGACCTTGAGCTGTATCAGGTTGTTGACCCATTTTAAAGTAGTCACCTAAAGCTGCACTAGCTTTCTTTTGGTCTTCAAGGGAAATTCTACCTTCTTCAGCTTTTTGAACTTCTTGTTGAGATTTTGCTACATCACTTTGAACTTCATACCAAGTAGGTAGAGCAGTTAATTGAGGAACAGCCATGTTTAATCCTTTATGAGAAGAATGAACCAACACCAGCAAGACCTGCTAGTAATTGTTTTTGTTGATTTGCTTGAACTAAAGATTGATTTGTAGCGGCAGTATTATAGGCATTTTGACCATATGCAGGGGCTTGTGTAGCACCTGATAAACCTGCTAAAGTACTTACATAATTATTAAACCATTGATTAGCTATATTAGAAGTAGTATCTGTAATAGCACCTAAAGTATTACCTGAAACAAGCGTACCAGCTGCTGCAGCATTTCTATTAACAGCTGTTCTACCTTGTCTTTGAGTTGATTGATAACCAGGTAAAGAATAAGCTAGATTAGGATTGTTCATTAAATCTTGTAGCTTTTGAGCATTAGCAGAACGATATGGACCAAAAGGATCTGCAGCAAGCTTAGCAGCATCAGGTGACTGTCCTTGAGGACCAAATATACCTGAATACAAGTTAGAACCTACAGAAGCAATATTAGAAATATTTTTAAGGTTGCCTAAAAAGTTACTTCCACCAGCTGCTGTAGCAGCATCAACTGCACCAGCCGTATTAGCACCAATTGTAGCAAATGGTGAAAAGCTAGATCCATACCCACCAATTGTACCACCTAAATCAACACCTACACTAGGTATACTACCTGAAGTAAGTCCTGTAATACCTCCTGATATTCCTGGTGTAAAAGAACTACCACTTCCAAGATAATCTAAAGCACCTGAAGATAAAGTAGAACCAACATCTCCTATAGCTGCAGCAGCCCCTGCTCCACTTAGACCTAAACCAAGCCCACCTAAAGCAGCATCACCAACAATACCACCCATACCAGCACCTAAAGCAGCTGCTCCTAAAGTAGCTTCTGTAGCTCCTGCGGCTCCTAGTAAAGTAGGACCAATAAGACCCATGCCTACCGCATCTACACCTTCGGCTGCTACTGCTCCTCCAATGACATCAACTGCTGCTGAAATACCCATAATTAATCCTTTATGATTTTTCCTACGATTATATCTTCATCAACATACCCCATATGATGGAGTATTCTGGTGAAATCTTTATTAAATTTAACATGCCAAAGAATCTTTGACACTCCTAAAGCTTTTAAGAACTGCTCAGAATATTGAATGAGCCTTGGACCAATCATCCCTTTACGGTAATCAGGATGTAAATATAAAAGGTCATTATTAGCATAAAAAGTAGACTTATAATGAAGATGGTTTGTAACAAAGAATATAGAATATCCTATAAGTTTACCATCATCTCTAGCAGTAATGAGATATGCAAGTTTATTAGCAATAAGAGTTTTATACCTATCCCAATCAGGATCTAATGGTATAATATCTTTATTTAATGCTATTTCTTCATAATGAAGACTTATTAAACCTTCTATTTCACTTCTAGCTTGGTCAAATCCTTCTACACCAAACTCAATCATTTTAGCTCCTAGGTTGCCCCTGGATCTACATCTACCTCACATGCTTGTAATCTAAGTGGAACATTGTCTGTGTTAAAGAACTCATAAGCTCTTCTACGGAATGAACCATTCTGATATAGAACACTTCGATTTGCATTCAAATCAACATTACGGTATTGAGACCAGTTGTTATAATCGTCATCCGTATATCTAATTCTTAAGGTTGCTCCAATTTTATCACCTACAACTTCTACTCTAGAAATAAATTTACGCTTAGTTGATTCAGCGTCTATTAGATTAGTTCTTACTCTAAATTGAATTGGACCAGCATCATCAGTATACGAATCTTCACTAATATTATACAACTTTCCATCCAAATTGTCAAGTGAATAATGTTTATTATTATAAGAAGTATAAAATACTCCATCTAAGATGTCTTCTTTACCATCAAGGTAAGAAGTCCAAATAGACCATTGTTTAGCTTTAACATCTAGCACTAAAGTCATATTATCATCTAGAAGATTAAGAATATAAAAGTAATGTCCTGAAACTTTTAATGTATATGTTCTAATATTAGCTAAACTAGAATTATTTAATATTCTTTCAATAGAAGCATCTGATACTTGACTAGGACGAACACCATCTAACATAAGTACCATTTTACCGTTATTTTTACCAACACCAATCCATAGTACAGTTTCTTCCATTTGAGCAATAGAATCACCATTAGCACAACCAAACTCTAATGTTAAAGTTGTATTAGGTAATAATGGAGAACCTGTTGGGTTAGCATTATCATAAAAGAATTGAGTAGAATATTGTTTAAATACTACAATATAGTTTAAGTGTTTGGTTACACCAACACCTAAGTCAGACTCAGCTTCAGCTGTTATATAGTCTAATGGATACCAACTTGTAGGATCATTAGAACCAGAGTTCCATAACTTACCATCTTCTGTTAAGATAAATGTATAAGAATCTAAATAAGCTACACCAGGCATAATAGCACTTGATGTAGGAAAACCATTTAATAAGCAAGTAGCTGTAGCAGCAGTACCTGCATAACTAATAGAACAAGTACCATCTGTACCAGTTCCTGAAGTAAAACTAGGGGCAGTTGTTCCAGAAGTACCTGCTGTAGTTACTGTATATAAATTACCATTAGCAGCATATTGTTGATATTGAGCATAGGGTGTAGAAGCAGTCCATTGATCCCCTATTGTAACTATTGGTGGATTAATATAACCACTACCTGAATTAATAATAACAATATCAATTACAATACCAGCATCAACAGTAGCTGTACCAGTAGCTGGACTACCTGCATAAGCTAATACAGCTGTTCCATCTGTTTGTGATCCACTAGTAAAAGTAGGGGCAGTTGAAGCAGTAGTACCAGCAGTTGTTACTGTATAAAGGTTATTACCATAAAATATTTGATCATTTATATTATAGGTAGTAGTTGCAGCCCACTGAACACCAAATACTACATTAGGGTATATTGAACCCACATAAGTAATAGTAGCACTACCATCAGTTTGAGAACCGCTAGTAAATGTTGGTGGTGTTGTACCTGTAGTACCAGAACCTGTTATTTGATATAAATTAAGTCCATAATAAACTCTAGTAGGAGCTGTATATGAATAAGACGCTGTCCATAATGGGGGTACAATATAACCACTACCACCTGTTGTTACTGTTGTAAATTGAACACCAGTAGAACTAATTTGTTTTAATGTAGTACCATCATAAGTATAAGCACTATCACCTTTTTGGATGAACATATATAAATCATTAATAGTTTTAGTAAAATAGCAAGGACTATAAGGTCCTACTAATGTACCTACTGTTGTTGTAGTAGTGCCATCTGTTTGATAGACAACATTATTAACAACTGCTATAATTTTATTCTTAAAT